TATCTCACCTGAGTCAGGATTCTGGGCAACGATACACCATACTTTAGTAGCATGGATATCATCTGTTTCTATATCAAATACTAAATCCATTCTTTTTTAAATTCCTCCCATGATATTAATTCGTCTTGCTCTGCATAGATACAGGGATACTTAAACTGTGGCTGCCTTGATCTTTTAGGTTTAGCATGTAGCTTCTTACCTGTTATAACACCTTTGAGTTCACAAGTTACATTGTCATCATTTTCTGTTACCACAAAGAATGCATACAAATCAATATTATTATTAATCTTGTTCACCCAAAGAACACCATTATTATGAATGGTTGACTTTACATCTATGCTCCAGCCTTTATACTGTATATCTCCAACGTCACTACCACTATCCTTAGTTTTACATACCGGAGAAAAAACTTGACTAGGATATACGTTTGTTAGTTTAGCTAATGCTAACTCTGCAAATAATCCTGTTTTATCAGAAAAGTATTTATCATTGGTATTATTAAGAGGTAAAGTTTCAGCATTACGACTTCTTGCTCTATCATATCTACCCTTACTCAAGTAGTCCACTATTGCTTTCTCGCCATCCTCTAATACTATTATAGTCATATTAAAATCCTTCGCTGTTATCGGTGACTTCTATATCATCATTAGAAATCTCAGACAATCTTCCAGTTTCATTATCATAAAGCAAGTGTGAAGCTAGTCCAACATCTCCTGTGTACCGAGACTTTAACACACGAACCTTTGTTGTCTGTGACTCTTGATAATCGTCTGACTGTTGGTTACGTTCCAAAGCTAAGACACAATCAGATAGCTGTGCAATACTCTGACTACCTCTAAGGTGAGATAGGTTTACTTCGATACCATTCTCATGTCCTTTGTTACCATCAATCCTACGCAAGTGTGATACAAGAATAAGACCTGCACCTGTTTCTTCTACTATAGATCTAAGCTTAGTCATAATAGAATCAATGGTTCGTCTTTCATCTCCTTCTGTTGACGCGCTAACAAGCATGTGCAAGTGATCTACCACCACCCATTTACAACCACATCCTACAATCATAAACCTTATCTTAGAAAAGATTTCGTCTAGCTCGTTAGCTCCAAAGTGGGCATGAACCCACACACGATTCTTGTTTTCTCCATCATAGAGTATGTCAAATAGCTTATCTAATTCTTCTTTAGAATATCTTTCTCTTACCTGATCTATATACAATCTAGAGTTAGCTTCGATAGAAAGAATACCATCAATAGTCCTGCGCCAATCTTCTTCAAGAGCAATAATACCTACGTTGTCATTTGTCTGTTTAATCAACCAATGCTCTATCTCTCTTGTAACGCTAGATTTACCTAGCCCTGTACCCCCAGTAAGGGTTATGAGTTCTCCTTGTCTCATGCCATACAGCTTCTTATTAAGACCTTCGTATGGATAGGGTACACTTTCTTTCTTCTCTCTGTTGTGGAACTTATCTCTCTGCTCTGACACATTGATAACTCCAGATGGAGTATAAGTCTTAGCAGACCACCACGCTTCTGTAAATTCCTTATGCTTGTTCTGTCTAAGCATATCGTTAGGATCTTTACAACCTGTAGGCAATGTCATAATCCTTGCCTTACTAGGTTTGAAAAGTCTTGCTACTTTTTTACTGGCTTCCTTGCCTGCTTTGTCATTATCAAATGCAATGATTACATTTTCAAAATCGTCAAAGAACTCAAGACTTTCTTTGATGTCACGAACTGCACCTTGCGCACCTCGCTTAATCGAAACGACTGCCCACTTGCTACCGAGTAGTTCGTAGGCTGCCATTGCGTCACATTCTCCTTCTGTGATCGTTACATACTTACCGCTTTTAAATAACTGTTGTCCAAATAAACCTGTGTCGTTGTACGAACCTTGTAAAAAGAATCCTTTATCATGTACGTTACGACACTTGGTAGCAGACAACTCATGTCCGTTATAGTATGGATAGAAATGCTTAACTACTTTGCCTTGTATGTCGTGTGATACTTTCACACCATATTTTTTTGCAGTCTCTAGTTTTATCTTTCTATCTGCTAACGCTGAGTAACTCCCTGCTATATCGTTTACTTGTTGGCTTACTGGTTTTGCTGTTACTGTTTCCATATCCTTTCCTTTACATGCATCATCATAGTTCTTAATGAACTCACCACAGCTAAAACACTTAGCTGATCTGTCTTTGTTTATGCCAACAGCATCACTACTGTTACAGTTTTCTAAAGGACAAGGTTGGTGAACAGCTTCCCATTCTTTATCTTCAAACTCTGCCCTCATACCTTTCTCCTTTTAGTTTTCTGATTTAGTTACAACTTCTTCTTCTTCGACTTCCGTTTCGCTTTGTTCTCCTTCTTCATTAATTATACTAACAATCTTATTGGTAAAGAAATTTAAACTTGCCTGAACTTCTTCAATGTCCAGAGTAAGATTAACTTTCTTTTGATTTAATCTTTGAATCCTTCCAAAGACACCTTGCGCTTCTTCTGGTAAATCTTCTACCGAAATCTGCACACCATCAATAGTGATGTATGGTTTCTGTACTTCTTCATCTGTCATAATTAAAACTCCTCGTTGTCAGAATCACCACCATCATAGTCGACAAGCTCATTAACTTTAACAGCAATCAACTCAGCGAATGTTCCATAAGGACTAGTGTAAGGTCTAATCTTAACTGTTACATTAGAACCATTACCAATCAAACAATCCAAAGGATTACCATCTGCATCAATAAGTTTAGGTGCTTTGTTTGGCTCACCTGTTTTCTTATTCACCGCAGTCTTACTGAACATGAAAGCAGGTTCATCATACTTAGTGTTACCTGCTCTGTCTTTTGATTGATTAAGACCTGCTCCTTCTAACTCTGTCGCTGTGTCTTGGTCAGTCAATACAGTAATCATGTATTTGTGTGGTTCAAAACGTGTGTTAGGAACTGACACGTTAGCCCACATTGCTTTACCTGTTGCGTACATCATTTTTATTTACCTCTTAGTTACTATAAAAATTAGGTCTGGTTTTTTCTTATCGTAAGCAACCAGATAACTTACTCGCTTTATCAGCGAACAAACAAGATACAAGGAAGGTGATACATGAGGGCAAATATATCTTGTTTGTGATTTGTATCTGTGTATTATACACTATTTCTTTTCTCATGTCCAGTCCTTTTTAAATTATTTTTCAATTGACTCAGCTATTGTTTCGTAAGTAAAAGATTCAAAGTTGTTTAAGTCTAACACACCTTGCTCATACTTATCGCTGATAATATCTTCTGCACTTTCTCCGCTATCTGCTTCAATAGTGAACTCATATTTTTTATTCTCGAACAAACAAACTTTATATTCGTTAGTATTCTTTTTATCTCTAACTCCTTTCAAGCTTGTAAAGTTTATAACATTATCTTTATTATTATTAATCATTATCTTTATCTTCCTTTATAATACTTATAAGATTATACCACAAATAGAATTAATTTTCAACTACTAAAATCTAATTCATCTATATTTTCTTTTAGATGTTCGACATTATCAACTGTCATTTTATCTTTGTTAGGTGTATAAGCGTCAATGAACAGTCCAAAGTTTTCACTATCTAAACGTTCATCAAAGTCTTTAAGTATCCCTTCTAAGTTTTTAATATCCATAGTGTTTCCTTTACTATTATCCTACCCAAAAAGATATATCAGCACTATCATCAAACTGAATCCACTTCTTTTTGTATGTAGTTTTATCCCAATCTATTTCACGAATACCATTCTCATCTTTAACTTCTTTTCCGTTCTTGTGTTTCTTGTAAGCAAGAACTCGTTCTCGGTATTCAATACTAGGATAATCATGCGGACTTATATCTTCCAAGTCTATATCCATACCTAGTTTCTCTTTAACAAGAAGTTGTATTGCTTCCTGTATCTCGTAGTAATCAAATGTTAATTGCATTATTTAAACTCCTTTGCGATCTTCTTAATGATAGCATCAATGTTTTCTACTGCATCTTTAGGTAGCAAAGATATAGCAATTCTGTTAGCTATCTGTTCTTTTAGTTTCCATTCATTTATACCTGTCTGAGTAGACAATACTCCGCTCCATCTGTCGTACTTTAATTCAAAATCACGAACTGAGTTGTAATGTTCTACTGATCTAGAAACTTTCCTAGACAATTCATCTCTTTGTTCTTTTAAGATTTCTATCTGCTTGTCAAAAGACTTAACCTCATTAGCTGTTGACAGCAAATCTCTGTACTCTTTACATTTCTTAACTGCGTCAAATGCTCTAGTTGTTTTATCTTTGGTTACTTTATCAAAGATACTTTCAACGATTGCATCTTGTTCAAACTTTCTTATCTGTGTAGCCATGTTACTTTCCTCTTTGTTGTTTAAAAATAAGGGAACAATGTTCATCACAGTAGCTAACTGTCTAGACTATTTGATTACACACATTAGTCGTCAGATTTATATGTGAAACCCTTTTCAAAATGTAGCTTTTTAGTCACGAAGTAACTACCAACTTCCTCTGACAGCTCCGCTTGACTATCTCGTGGTTTACCCAGTCTGTCTCCTGCAGTAGATGCGCTTTTATAGTCACCCTAACAACTCTACATTACATTGTTAGGTAGACTTTTGTGTTACGACTTAGGTATAAAGCACAAGTACTGTCTACCAAAGTTAAACACTCGACCTCTACCTGTAAGGTAAGAGCCAAACTTACTAAAGCTTCTAGTGTTTGTCGCAACTCTGAACTTCCATCCCATCACGTTGAAGTGATAGAACTTCTTGTTTGCTGTACCATCAAATATTCTAACCATTTTGTATCTCCTTCTATAGTTTGTAGTTTCATAGGCAACTACAATTAGCCTTCATAAACTAGTGTAATGTTTCTTTGTCACTCTCTAACATATCTATTGCTTCTTGCTCTGCTTCTGCAAGACCTGCTATCAATCCTCCTGTTTCCTCTGCAGATAGAGGGTTCAACAATCTCGATATTAATATACAAACTATCTGCTTGATTGTTGCTTCATCACATGTTGTCTCTATATCTTTAACATGATCTATAATCTTTTTAACTTCCTTATATTTGCTCATCAACAGGTACTCCATCTGCATTGTAACTCCAACT